AAGGGGTGTTTGACGTTGGCGGTATTGTTGCTAAATTAGCACCTGAGTTCTTAAAAAATCCACAAATGTTTAATTCAAGAAGTGGAGAAATTAACCAGGCTCTTTTGGATATGGGATTTAACCCAGAAGAGGTAATGGCTGGTTTAAGGCAAGATGTAGACCGCATGGTTCGTTCTGGATTAGACCCATTAGAATCTGCAAGAACTGCAACGGCAGCATCATTACCAGCACCAGTAAATCTTACATCTGGACAAGTCACTGGCGTTAAAAGTCAGCAATTATTTGAAGATCAAGCCGCAGGCGGCACATACGGCCCTAAAGCTGAATCTAAAATGAACACTCGACTGATTCAACAACAAGACGCAATAGATCAAAATGTTAAAGCCATTGGTGGTGGCATGGCTGGCCCAGAACTTGCCATTTCAAGAGGCGAGGGTGCTGCGTCTGCTCAAGAAAACTTAGCCAACCAGAGAATGGAAGCAGAGCAAGGCTATAAGGACGCATATAAAAGCGCAGATGCCGCAAAAGCGTTTACTAATCCAGAATATTCGGCTGAGTTTAATCAATTATTAGTTGATTCGCTTAGAGACTTTAGGCCTGGTGAGGGAGGTGCGCCAGCAACATTTAGGCTAATGGATGAAGCAATAGATCAAATTACTAATGGTGCTAGTGTACAAAGTCTATTTGATCTTAGAAAAGCTATTGTTAAACAGCAAATGGCTGGAGGTGTCGAAGCTGGAGCAGCAGGGGCTTTAAAAAATGGTTTAGATGGTGTGTTGATTGACCAAATGGAACGAAACCTTTTATACGGGAATCCAGCTAGTGTGGCTAAAGGGCTTGAGGCTATATCTAAATTTAAAGACTTTAAGAATGTTTGGGATAATAACGGCATATTAAAAATAATTACAGAGCAAGAAATGCGAGATGGGATAATGGTGTTAAAGGTTGCTCCAACAGAAGCGGCTAACGCAATTCTTGGCACAGGCATAGCAAATTCTACCTCAAAGAAAAATCTTATGCGTGACCTTATGACCATGAAGAATCTTTTACCTCAGTCTGAATGGAATAAAATCAGACAAGAAGCCTTCATTTTATTATCTGACACTCTTCAGACTAGCGGAAAAGTAGATAAGCAGGCCAGTTTACAATTTAATAAAGCATGGCGAAATATGAAAGAAAAAAACAATACGCTCACAAAGTTGTTATTTTCTAAAGAAGAAATGAGCATGATTGATAGCTTGGCAAGTACATCTGCTTTAATTGCAGGCACATCAAAAAATACATCAAATTCTGCAACAGCCGCTATGGGTGTATTCCAAATGTTAGCTAGGTCTTTAGGTGCAAAAAACCCAACAAGAATGGCAGCAGAAGTTAAAGGCATGAACGCATTACAAGAAATGTTTGCCAATATGAAGTTAATACCTACACTCAGAGGCTCAATGACTCCAGCACCAGTAACGGGTTCAGTTGCAGCAATGGGCGCAATGGCGACACAAGGGCAAGAAAACCCATTAATACAAGGTGTAGAAAACACTGCTAGATTTACAGGAGCCATTAACTAATGACACAAATGAAAGAAGATGAAATCCAAGGTGCAGTAAAAGCCGCAATTGAGGCTGCTATTGATTACGTTGATAGTGACATTAGAGGTGATCGTGAACGCGCTCAAAAGTATTTTGATGGTGCTGTAGACCTAACGTATGAAGAGGGCCGATCAAAGGTTGTCTCGACTAAAGTGCGTGATGTTGTGCGTGGTGCAAAGCCTGGTTTAATGCGTGTGTTTTTGACTAACGATAAGTTTGTGGAATTTACACCCAAAGGCCCAGAGGACGTTCAAAATGCAGAACAAGCGACAGCCTACACGCATTGGGTGTTTAACAAGGTCGGTGGCTATAACGTCTTATCTAATGCAATACATGATTCACTAGTGAAGAAAGTCGGCATTGTAAAAGTGTGGTGGAATAACGAGACTATTGCAGAATCGCACACCTATGAGAACTTATCAGATGAAGAGGTTGAAATGCTCTTGTCTGATGATGAAGTGGAAATAATTGAACACTCGCAAGAAATAGAAATGAAAATGGATGAAATGGGCATGGAGATGTCTCGTAATGTTCATTCAATGTTAATTTCTTATAAGCGTGAAGAGGGGGAAATGGTTGTTGAGGGAATCCCCCCAGAAGAGTTCTTTATTGATGGTTCAGCCAAGTCGATTGATGATGCTTACATTGTCTGCCATAAGTCTGAGAAATACGCAGGCGATTTAATTGCGATGGGATTTGACCAAGACATTATTGATAGCTTGGTCGGTGAAGATGATGATTCAAATGGTGATGAAGAAAAAATACTGCGTTTTGGCGAAAGTTTAAATGAAGCCGATGCGGTTGTTAACGACCCATCCATGCGGTTAATTGTTGTGACCGAAGCCTATTTAAAAATAGACATTGAGGGTGATGGTGTTCCTACTCTTCACAAGTTTTTATGCGGTGGCACTAACTATGAAATCTTAGAGCAAGAGCCTTGGGATAAAGCCCCGTTTGCTGATTTTCATGTTGACCCAGAGCCACACGCGTTTTATGGCAGAAGCCTAGCTGAACTGGTATTAAACGATCAGGACACTACTACCAGTGTCTTACGCGGCATTTTAGACAATGTGGCGTTAGTAAACACCCCACGTTTAGAGGTCAATGAAGATTTAGTGGTCATGGAGGACGTTTTAAATAACGAAATCGGGGCCGTGATTCGCAGTGAGCAAATAGGGTCAGTAAACCCCCTTGTAGTGCCTTTTGTAGCTGGTTCCACACTACCAGCACTCCAATACCTTGATATGCTCGTAGAAGAGAAAACAGGCATCTCTAAGATGAGTATGGGCCTTAACGCGGATGCTTTGCAGAACACAACAGCGACAGGTGCAGCACTAACGGCTCAAGCCAGTGCAGGCCATGTTGAAGTCATGGCGAGAAACCTCGCAGAGGGCATGAAAAGGTTATTTCAACTCATGCTACACGTTAGCGTCAAAAACTCGCCCAACGAGCAAATGATGCGCTTGAACGGGGAGTTTATCCCTGTTGACCCTAGTGTCTGGGATGCCTCAATGGATATGGACATTAACGTTGGTTTAGGCACAGGCCAAGAGGACGTTAAAGCTGCCGCATTAATGCAAACCTTTTCAACTCAACAGCAAATTTGGCAAACTTACGGGCCGCAAAATGGTTTAGTTTCCATGACGCAGATGCGAAACACATTGTCAGATATGCTGGCTTTGAGTGGCCTTAAAAATGCAGATCGCTACTATGCTCCAATGACGCCCGAAAAAGAACAGCAGATCATGGCTCAAATGGCACAGCAGGCCCAACAAGAGGCTGCAATGGCCCAACAGCAAGGCGACCCAATGGCTCAAGCATTGATTGAATCTGAGCAGATCAAGGCGCAGGCGCGTATGCAGGGCGATCAAATGAAGATGCAGGGCAAGATGCAAGGCGATAACATTAAGATGCAGGCCAATATGCAAGTTAAAGCGGCTGAAATGCAAAGTGCGCAAGGCAAAGAATTGGCTGAACTGCAACTTAAATATCGTGAACTGCAAGCTGGTGATGATCTGAACCGAGATAAAATGAACCAGGAGCTACTAATTGAAGCCGCTAAAATCTTAGGACAGTACGGCACAGCAGTCGATGTTGAGCGTGTACGGGCCATGCAAGCGGCTCCACGAATGGGTAATGTTCAATGATTTTAAAAAATCAGGCTAAATATTTATTGGCTAATGAGACTTTTTTGGAAGTTTTTGTTAGCCTACGAACAAATCAGTGTAATGTATTCTTACATTCCAAGGCTGATGAAGTTGAAAAACGAGAAGAGGCCCACGCATTATTGAGGGCTTTAAATGAAATTGAGAATATCTTGCAACGTGCAATTACTGACCAAGATTTTCGAGATAAACGCAGCAAATAAAAGGATAGCACCTTGCAAGAGACTACCGAGTTAAGCATGGATAATGCAGTTGAAGCGTTAATGGCTCAAGAGCCAGAAGTAGCCGAGGCAGAAGTTATTGAATCCGAAGTGGATGAAGTAGAAGAGGCCGAGGTTGAAGATGATGCTGACGTTGAAGATTCAGATGAAGATGAAGATTCAGATGAAGATGAATACGAAAGTGACGAAGGTGAGATAGATTCCGAAGAGCTAGACGATCAAGCTGAGACTAAACTTTACCCTGTAAAAATAGACGGGGAAATAGTGAATGTAACTCTAAGTGATCTAACCAAAGGCTATGGCGGCGACCAATTTAACCAAAAAAACATGAGACATAATGCCGAGCAGCGCAAACAAGCAGAAGAGGCTTTTAATAGCCTTAATCAGCAAAGAGCGCAACTTGACCAGTATGTTCAGCAAATTAGTCAGAACGGATTGGTGGCAAAACCTGTTCCTCCCTCAAGAGAATTGTTCACAAATGACCCGTTAGGGTACTTGGATGCAGACCTTGAGTATCGAGAAAATGTGGAATTATACCAAGCCGATCAAAACCAGTTACAACATAACCGAGCCGCAGTTCAAAAGGCACAAGCAGAAGCTAACCAGGCGAACTTGCAGAACCAGCAAGAAGAACTCAAACGACTAATCCCCGATTTTGCAGATGCTAAAAAAGCAACAAAATTAAAGGACAGTCTTATTGAACATGGCAAAAGGCGTAATTTTACTGAGGCTGAATTGAACTCGGTAGTAG